CACCACCCGCATACGGTCGGGGCGCAACGCCCACAACTCCAGCGGTTTGACAAGCCTATCGCTCAATGTGGTTGCCTCCGCATATGCATTACCCGATATGTAATAATATGCAACCATTTGATGTATCAACTCCGCCCACGATTGCGTTGCATTGGGGCGGGTTATTAAGCTCAAAGCCTCGTGGCGTTCATTATCACGCACATACCACTCAACCGATGATACCGCCTTGGCGATTTCGTTAATGCAGCGATGCGCCACCACATTATCGCCATAACCTTCTTTGGCGAACGTTGCATAATTCCTGTTTGGATATATCCTGCTGCCAACCAGCCCCGAGGAAATCACCATTCCAACGGCAGATGCTTTTTGCTCAATCTTTTGTTGCTCAACTGGCTTTTGTCTTTTGAAAAAATTAACCATCTATCCATACTCCGTTAATGTAATATCGTTTTCTTTTCTTGATGTAATTGATAAATTGGCTCGTTGCATCCACCATATCATCATGTTTGTCTATCTTGGGGTTGCCCGTGAAGAAAAATAATTGCTTTTCATATTCAGGCAACCACGGTGCATGCGCCCCATGGTTTGGCAAAATAAAACTCCCCGCCGCACAAAACTCTGCGCTCGCATAAGCCCGTGTGTATTTATCGCCCTCGGGCTTGATTGCCATCATAGGAAAGCCCTGTGGCTTCAAATCAGGCACTAAAACCTGCCCGCTCGCTGCATCTTCCACCAAAATCACCGTGGCTGGTGCAGTTTGGTGCATCTCAATTACTTTTTTACGCAATGCCGGGTAATCCATGCGCTCGTTCACCACATGCAACAAATATGCCCGATTATCCGCCTTTGTGCCAATAATCAGCCCCGCACTTGGGTCGTTCGCCTCTTTTGTCTTGAACGCCGTGTCCCACGAATGATAAATATTGCTAAATTGCTGCCAATCATTAATCGTGTAATTGTGACGATCCTTGAACCAATCACGCTTGTAAACGCTAAACTCGTTTTCGGTTAAATACTCCCCCTCCCAAATATGCGCATAAATTGGATATGGCAGGGCTATAAAATCAGATTGACGCTCTTCTTTCAGCCCGCTTGGAAAAAACGGATTATCATCATAATTGATATTAACCGCCATTGCTCGCTCGGGCGTTCGCTTGATAAATCGCATATCAGTTGCGCTATTTTCTTCTCTCGGGTTGGTTAAAATCCACACCTCACCCTTGTCACGGCGGCGCACGGTTGGCAACAACATACGATAAGCATCTTCTTTCACCTGCTCCGCTTCTTCAATAATCGTCAAATCAATGCCGCTTAACGATTTAATGCTTGCAGTGTTGCGCTCAATTCCTTTGAACAAAAACTCGCTGCCATTTATGCCCTTAATCGTGGTTGCCTGCACTTCAAAAAACGGCTGCATCTCGGGGGTTATTTCAAGCGCATTTTTTAATTCAGCAAAAAAACTATCAGCGATTGAGTTTTGAAACTGCCGCACGCATAATATGCGCAACGGCTCATTAATCGCCCACAACAACGCCATTTGCGCCGCCGTGACGGATTTCGCACTGCCCCGCCCGCCATACATGATGCGATATGATAATTCGCCCCGTGCAGGCGTAAATAGCGGGATTAGCTTATCAGGAATGTTGATTTTATTCACCTTTAGCACCCTGCACGCCCTGCACAATAAACATTGGAACGCCACCACCATGGGTGATGTCCAGCTTCTTGGCTGGCTCAATACCGTGCAAATCCGTCAACGCCTTCACCACGGCTACGGCTGGTGCATATTGCTTGTCCGCAATCGCTGCGTGATAAATCTCCTCGTGCATTGCAATGATGCGCTCGGCGTTGTATCCAGTGGTGATTTGTTTGGATTTTTGCAGCCCGTTGATACGCTCGCCCACCTTAACATTTATTAACAACCTAGAGGCTTGCTCAACCGCTGTTTTCTCGCTATATCCCGCCCTGATAGCTGCTTGAGTGCCGTTGCAATCAACCACATATTCTTCGCAAAATCGTTGTTGTTTAGCGGTTAGCTCACTCATATTTTTCATCATATCATCACGTGGTTATGTTGCAAAGGGGGGGGCGCAAATATTTAAGCACAATCAGAGAACCTTGCTTTATCGCCTTCAAATCGCAACGTGACATTACCGATTGCGCCGTGGCGTTGCTTGGCGATGATAATATCAGCTTTGCCTGTCACAACCTCCATTCTCGCTTTCCATTCCCCGTGTTTGCTTGAGTTTTCTGCGGGCTCGATACGTTCTAGGTAGTATTGCTCACGATAGACAAACATCACCACATCAGCATCTTGCTCAATGCTGCCGCTTTCACGCAAATCTGATAGCTGCGGGCGTTTATCATCTCGTGTTTCCACTGCCCTTGAAAGTTGCGAAAGTGCAATCACGGGGACGTTTAGCTCTTTGGCTAATGCTTTGAGTGCTTGGGTGATTTCTGAAACTTCCTGCACTCGGTTGAAGTTATTGCTCTTCGTGGTGGTTAGCAGCTGCAAATAATCCACGATAATCAAGCCTATGTTATGCGTGCGCTTAAACCGCCTCGCCCGTGTGCGCAACGCCGAAATGCTAAGTGCTGGCGTATCATCAATCAGCAATGGAATATCAGATATTGCTGCGTTTTTCTCAATGAGATTTAGCATTTGATTGTCGCTCAATCTGCCCCGCATAATGCTTGATGAGTTGAGGTCTGCCTCACCAGCTAGCACCCGTGTTGCCAACTGCTCTGATGACATTTCAAGCGAAAAAAACGCCACTGATTGCGGCTTGGCATCACCCGCTTCCACCTTGAAACGCATCGCTGCTTTGAACGCAATGGTGGTGGCAAGTGCGGTTTTACCCATAGAAGGTCTGCCTGCTAAAATCAGCAAATCAGAGTTTTGCAATCCACCAAGCAATTTATCCAAACCATCAAGCCCAGTTGAAACTCCAACTACTTCGCCTTTATGCTGATGCGCCCGCTCTGCCATTTGCACGGCTTGCAAGCCAAAAACTTTGAATGTCTCAAGGGTTTTTGTGGTGCTGCCTGTTTCGGCAAGATTAAATAGTTTTTGCTCGGTTTGCTCAAGCAGATGGATTGCGTCCACCTCAATTTTAACATTGCAAACTTGATTGATTAAGCCTTCTGCAAGCTCAATCAGCTGGCGTTTTGTGTGTAAATCAATCAGCATGGCTGCATATTCACGGACGTTAATCACCGTCACTGCGGCAATGGCTAATTTAGCCAAATATTCACCACCAATATTTTCACCAGCTTGCGCAAAATACGGCTTCAACGTGACGTGATTTGCTGATTTTCCTTGGTTGTGAAAATGCAAAATTGCTTTGAAAATGCGCTGGTGCATCAGCTCATAAAAATGTTCGGGCTTGAGTGTTTCTGTATGGTTTAGCGCATTATTGTTGCAAAAAATAGCTCCAAGCAATGCTTGCTCGGCTTGCAAGTTTTGCGGGGCAAGACGAGTTGGTTTATCGCTTAGTTTATCGCTTGGTTGTTGGAATATATCACCAAGTTCGTTGTCGTTGACGTGTTCTGCTAGATTGTTCATTTTGAATTTTTCCTTATGGCTCAATTTTGGCTTCTAATGCGGTTTTTACGGGCTTCATTGCTTTTGGGTAACCATGTAGCTAAAAAGGGTAATTATGCGCCTCTGCGGGCTTCTCTGTGGCATTTTGAGGGGTTTTGTCTAAGTCGGTCATTTTTTATCATCGTGGTTATATTTTTGTTTTAATTCTGCAAGTTTGTCCATTTGCGGGTGTGACATGGCGCTTTTCAAATGTTGCTCCCGCCATAGCAAATCTTCCAACTGCCTGCGCTCAATCTGCTCAGGGGTTTGGGCAGGTGGCGGTTCTGGTATGGCGATTGGAACTGGCTCTCCATTTTTTTGTAATCTCTTTTTTTTGAAATCTGGGATTGCTTTCGTGAAAGCAGCCCAAACATTCGGGTCATAGCCGTTTTCGGCTTTTAGCTTGAAAGTTGGTATAATATCCAGCTCGGGTGAATATCCATCTGCAAGCCATTGTGCAATCGGTTGTTGGTTAGTTGAACCTAATTGTGGAAATAAGGCAACTCCAGCATTAAAAACTTTGTTGAAATCTTCTGCATCTCCTTCGCCTGCGCATGCGCCCTCGCCTGCGCTAGCAGCTAGCTTATTATTCTTATTATCATTATTGTTAGTGTCCTGTTTGATGTCCGTTTGATGTTCGTCTGATGCACTATCTGTTGTATCATCTGTTGTCCCGCTTCTTTTTTTGGTTGATTGAAAATCGTTGTATTTACAAATGGTTATGATGGTATTTCTGTTGTTCTGTTTTTTGGTAATTTTACCGTCTTTCTCCATCTCATCAAGCCACCTTTGCAGCTTACCACGTGACCATTTCCAGCGTTCTGCTAGTTTTAACTGTGACCACCCACATTGCCCTCTTTT